ATGTACGTCGTATGTCGTTATACTTTTTTGCCCCCCTACCTAAAATTATTTTTTGTATCGATATAATCATTAGTGATAGCTTTTAATTCATCTTGTAAGTCTGCTAATTGTTTCTTAAGTAGTAACTCATTGACTTCTACTCCTTGTAGTCCTTGTTGCATTGTTTTAATTAATGATTGTTGCATCTTAATTAATTGCTCTTGCTTGTCTATTATTGTCTTAGCCTCATCAAATAAGTCTAGTAGTTCGCTTGTCATTGTTCTCTATTGTTTAGTTTATCTAATTCAAATTTTAGATGATTTATAGCCTTTTGTATGTCATCATATGGTGAGTCGTGTTTATAATTACAACGGAGAAGATAACTAACGGCAACCCCAACATTATAACTTAAATCCCAATCCTCACACACTTTACGAGCTTCATATCCATAAGTACTACCTACATAGTAGTTTGGTATAGGATTGCTCTTTAAGTCTTGTATAACTTCTTTAGCTTCGTCTATGTTCCTAGTATAGTCGTAGTAATATTTACTCTTTGCCATTTCTTTTACGTTTTGCTTTTGCCCACGCCGTTTTCTGATTGTGATGTGGTAGACATAAAGTCATTAAGTTATCTTGATTCAGACTGTCTCCACCATCTTTTATCTCAATAATGTGGTCAATGATTATCTTATCTTTATAATTTACTTTGCCCTCCTCAGTACACCATTTACAATGTGGCTCTCGTTCTATGTGCCACTTTCTAAGGTTTCTCCAAGCTCTACTATTATAAAAGTCATAATTATCGCTCTTATGCTTTTCAGTAAATCCAGTAGTCTTTTTACTACTTGCTATCCATTTCTTTTTCTTTCCCTTTGGTAGATTAGGCATTAGTTTAAAAATTCTAAATCGTTGTCATCGTATTCTGGTAGCTTATACTCTAAACTTATTATTGGAGGAATGCCATTGTTATTTATCCATTCCTCTAAGCTATCAATCAAAGTATCAATCGCTCGGTCTTTAGCCTCGTCTAGTAATTCTGTGTCATCAACTTTTAATTCAATGCTAACACTTGCAATTATCTTCATTTCTTTTATTCTCTTCTGCTATAAAGCCAACTATAAAATAGTGTATAAATATCACTAAAAAAATTGGCAAACAACTCAATAATATTATCAAAGCTATTAGCGTTCTAAATATACTTTTTAAAATCCTCAACATCTATATAAGTTTTAGTAAAGTATCTATCTGCATTTCTTTGCATCTTTTCTAGTTCTATTCTGTAATCCTCTCTGTATCCAAACATTAATTGAAATCCAATGTCTGATGATATTTTTTTTGGTAATACTAACTCTAGTCCGTTCTTCGTTCTTTTATAAATCTCTTGGTGTCTGGTTGCCCTATTAGACTTCAAGAGTTGATTTATATTTATTTATTATTCTTTCCATTTGAGTCTCATACCATATTGGAAAATCATACGCTTGTTCGCTTTGTTCCCATACTCTATACAATACGGCTCTTAATCTTTGTGATGCAGTCTTTGTTTTACCTACCTCAAAGTCTGTTGTAAACTTCTCTACTTCCTCTTGCTCTGCTTTGCTAATGTCATCAGAGCTTATCAAAACCATTCCAGGAGACTTTCGTAAGCTAAAAACTCTCATCATTGTTTCCTCTGGAAGCTCTTGAGTATGTATGTTTATGCTAAGAGTTCCGTCTGCTAGAGTGCTTACCTTGTTCACTCCTCCTTCAAATATTACTGTTTTCTTCATCTTTGTAAATATATAAAATAGATTCAATTATCCAATCTTCAGAGTTTAAAGTTTTAAACAACCGATTGTTAATCCAGCTCTCTAATTTTTTGTTTATACCTTTCGATTGCCTCTTCATAATCTACTCTGTTAAGTTTTAATATTGTCTTTGCTCTGTGTTCTAACTCATCTGCCGTTCCATCTCCAAACCTTTGGTCTAAATACATTCCAAACTTATATTGCTCTCCTTGTCTATACATATTGCACTTAACACATTGAACTTGAACGTTAATCTCATCCCACCTAGTAGAGTGGTGGCTTCTACTTTGAAAGTGTCCAGCTTGTTGCTCTTTCCAATGTTTTTTAACTCCACAAGTGAAACAAGTTATAAAACCTAAATGGTCTGCATTTTTACGTCTTATGTACTCACTAAATAATTTATCTAGCTTTTTTTTGAGTTTACTTATTGTGGTTGGCATTGCCTATCTTTTTTATCTCTCTTTTATCTATTGTCTTGCTAAATGACTCAACACGCTTTTTATAGAGTTCATATTGGTCTATTTGATTAGTCTGTCTTTTTAATGCTTTAGATTTTTTATAATCTCTTAACGCTTGACTCCACATTGGTACGTTTACAAAGTGTGGACCATCGTTCTCTCTTATGTGTTTGTTTAAAGCAAATCTAACCTCCTCTAGTTCCATAGAGCCGTAGTTGGTAGCTAAGTCATTACAGAATAGATTAGTCATCTGAACTATTATCTCAGCTTCTGGAGCTTGTCCTAGCTGAACATAAAGCGTAGATATAACGTCATAGCATTGTCTTTTTAGTTCTTTAATATTGTGTGCATATAGATACCACACTTGATTAGTCTTATTTTTTGTCATCTTTAGTTTGTTGTATGTGTTTCCATCCAGTTATTAAATAATGAGCATCCCAAGTTATTCTGTTTCTGTATTTATTGTCAGTCTTGTAAATCTCAAACATCTTTTTGACAGTAACGTCTTTGCGCTCTTTTATATCTAAGTAATTAGTCATTGTTATAATGCTTTAAATATGGTTTTTGTTTTAATAAACAGTTTTTCTTTTCCCTTTTGTCTATAAATTTTATATATCTAAATTGTCTAAGCTCGTGTTTGATGATTCTATCTTTATTGTATGGATTATTTAATAAATTATAACCTCTACGACCAGCTTTTTCACTTGTCATAATTGAATTATGAAATGTTTCTCCATCTAGCTCCCAAAATTTATTTGTATGTTCTCCAAAATAATCAAAAGAACAAGCTTGATATACTATTCCAAAACCTCCACATCTTTCGTCTGCAAAAGACTGAATCCATTTAATTTTTTTTAATTTTTTCTTAATATATTTAATTGAATAACTTATAGCTTGACTTTCTGCGTATTGTTTACAATCATCATCTATCCACATCCTATTCAATTCTAAATATTCATTTTTATTAGTACCTTTAACTACACTACCACAAGATGCAGGATTCATAGCATAACCATATTGTAAAACCCCTTTTAATTTTTCATTATGAAAAACCCCTAAATGTATATAAGTTCCATTATAAACTTTTTTAGAATAATGATTTTTAATAATTATTTCGTTTGCTAATTTTCTATCTATTTCCTTAACATAAAAATCATAAGTGCCAAATCCTATACACTCTGATTCGCCCCATAAAGACTCTTGATTTTTATAAATATATTTTTTATTCATTGTATTCTTTGTTTATCATTTCAAGTCCTTTGTGATAGTTGCTTAATATCTTTTGAACTTTGTTTTGTTTTTCTGTTTTAAGCTCAAATAATCCCTTCCAACCATTCTCAATAGATTGCTGGATAATTTGCGCCTGGTGTTCTTTGTTGTTGTTGGAGATTCTTAATAGCTTAGAAATAGCTGCTGCTTCGCCTAATGGTTTGTAAGAAGTTCTGAATTGCTCTTTTCTAAAGTCCTTCCATAAATTCCAAGCCTCTAAATTTAATTCAAAAGGATAATCCCTTTCTGTTTTAGTATTATTAGTATTTAGTTTATTTAAGTCTTTAGTATTATTAGTATTTAGTAGTGGTTGATTTTCTACATCTAGAATTTCTACATCTTGATTTTCTATTTCTTGAAAATCGGTATGTGGTTTTTCATAGACTATATAATCCCAGCTAACAATCTTTCCTTTATCTCTAATTTGCTCTCGTTTCATATAGCCATTAGATGTCAGCTCTTTAAAAGCAGAGTAAATAGAGGATTTGCCATCTGTACTCCATTTTTCAACCTCCTCTACGTATAACTTCCAGTCGTTAGGCAAAGCCAAGAGGTGACAGAGCAACCCCTTAGCTTTTAACGATAAGTTCTTATTAAAGATAAACTCGTTATTGATTGTGGTAAAGTTCTTAGACTTCTCTACTCTAATACGCTTCATATCCTAATTCCTTTCTAACTTTGTTTTGTATTGTTGTCTTTCTAAGATTGTATTTCTTACCTCTCAGCTCAATGTGTTGCTCTTGCAACTTTGCTCTCATTCGTCTTATTGACTCTGCATTAGTTAATCTACTATCTGCATAGTATTTAAGCAAATCAAAAGCACTTAGCTGATGTAAATCTACACCTTTTTTATTCAATTCATAATACCAATAGTTTGCTATAAGTTTACTATCTGAATCTCTATTAGATGGATGGTCCAATAAAAGTTGTTTCACTTTGTCCTTTACCTTCATTCTCTCTTAGTTTTTGTTTTAGATAATCATTATATCTTTGCTTCTTAATATTTACTATTTCTCTGATGAGTTCTTTAGGCTCAACATAGTCTATTTGTAACTTAAATACATCTAAAATATCGTTATATTTACTATTATAATAATCATCGTAAGCCATTAAGTCTTTGTGCTTTTTGTAATGGTGTATGATACTAGCGTGGTTTAAATTAAACTCTTTGGCTATCTTAGTCCAATTTAGTTCTAGTATATCTCTGCAAATTACAAAAGCCATCCGTCTATTATCAACTATGTGTCTTTTTCTACTTTTAGATAGCAGCTCTTTTTCCGTCATCTTAGTTACAAAACACACAACTTTTTTTACTCTATCTATTTTATCCATTTGTCTTAGTTTTTAAATACCATTCTTGAAGCTCTTGACATTGCTCTTGTCTTATTATTGTTTCAGAGATATATTTATCTCCAAGATTTATATACCAATCTGCTAGTCTTATCTCAAAGTGGTCATCGTGTTCTATTAGCTCAGTGGCTTTCTTGTTTAGGTGAATCCAACCCTTGCCACGTCTTAGTCTAAAACAGTAGCTGGTTTCGTAGTCATATACTTCGTCACGAGATTGTTTGCTAAAAAGGTAAGTCATTGCCATCGTTTGTTGATTTTGGTTTTACATCGTTTAAAACGTATTCTTTGAATGCGTCAGCTATTTCTATTATCTTAGGAATATCAGCCTCTCCTACTATATTACAAGCGTTTGTCAATGCGTTCTGCTTGATAATGTACTCTTGTGTCTTATTGTCTTTTGGAGCTGGTGTATAGCTTTTACCTCCACCTTGAAAAGTAGAAGCTGGTTTGATTTTGTTGATTGTTTCACCATTGTACTCTCTTGTCGTTACTTCTATTGAAGCTGTTTGTCCTTCAATGAATTTGTTTTGAGTTTCTGTCTTAGAAAGGTATTCACCCTTAAATCCATCTTCAAACTCTAATAACCACTTGTAAAAGTGTCCATATTGAGATTCAAAATCTCCTACTTGTTTAACTGACTTAACTACTTTTTCCATAATTCATAAATTTAATTGATTTAACTTTTTGTTCATCTTCATTTTTAATTTTAAGATAATTATTGAAAACATTATTTAGTTCATCATATAATTTATCTAAAATTATTCTGTCACAAGCATACCGATAGTCTAGTCTATTTCTTTCTATTCTATTTGCTATTACTCGTAATTTTTCTACTAATTCTTTTCTTTCTTCCATATTAGTCTAATTAGTTCCATATTTTATGTAAAATACTACCATAGTAACAAAAGAGCCACTATAAAGGCTTAATACCTCTGTATAGTATGTGGGTATCAAATTTAATAGAAGTAGCGTTAGAAACGCTAAAACCATTGTATAAGTACATAATTGAGTTAATGTAAAGCTAAAAAATTGTACTTGTGTTCCAAGCTCCATTTTAGCATCTAAGTAAGTTGGTTTGTTTAAATCTTGCATTGTTTTGTGTTTTAGTTTGTTAATTTCTTTGGCTAAAGTAATACATTCAAAACTTCTGTGCAAACTTTTTAACAAAAAAAGTGTATTTTTTTTAGTTTACTAGAGTAAAAAAATGTTAAAGTTTTTTAAATATAGGTATAAAAAAAGAGGATATTCGCTAAAATATCCCCCTAAAACAAACTAATAAACAAGTAAATCAAACTAATTTGCTAACCAAAACGCCGCAAATATATTAAAAAATATGAGTTAAGTGTGCTATTTGTCCAAATTTGTTATGAATAAACCCCTCTACTGCTTTAATACTACCAGTATAACCTTGAGTAAAATGCCAAGCATCAGAGCCACTAGGAGAACGTAAAAACTCTACTGTCACTCCTACGTTGTCAAAGCTAGTCATAAATTTATAGCGTTGTTTGTGGTGTAGATGATGTAAATACCAATATCTATATTTAGTATCTGCCCACATCTTAGGCTTTTCTTGTGCCATATGTAATGGTAGATTAGGCAACTTAGCACCATCTCCGTGAGTCAATCCTATTAGACTATTTTTAAATTTATAGTACTTTCTGTGCGTTGGTTCAGCATCTACGCTCACAGCTTCTGTATTTCTATACCAAGCCTTAAGAGCGTGTGCTAAATGAAAGCCACTCATATAGTCGTGATTACTCATAGAGTGTACGCAATCAACTTGAGCTATCTGCATCAACATCTCTACTACCTCAACATAAAGCTCTAGAGCCTCTGTAAAGTGTTTATGCCATTTACCATCAGTATCTTGACGAGTAAGTTTAGTGGTGCTTCCTTGTACGTTGTCTGTGTGTAGTATATCATTTCCTATACAAAACAATATACGCTCTATGGGATAGCCTTCAGCGTTTCTTAGAATACCCTTGACTCCATCTCTTACTCTATTCTTAGCTATATCTATATTGTATTCTTGACCAGTTTCACTAGCATCGGCATACTTGCCTATGTGTACGTCTGCTGGATTTATAATTAGTAGATGTCCATCTTGTCTAGTAGGATAATCAATGGAGGGATATTTTGGAGCGTAATTAGATATAAGCTCCTCAATAGATTGTAAAAAATCATCTTTAGTATATTCGTTAGGTTTTGCAAATATTGAGAACTTTTGGCTTTTGTACCAATAATGAGAAACAGAGCCTAAATCTATTCCGACTTCATTACATTCATCAGCTAGTAAAGATTGTCTTTTTTTGTCGTTTCTATATTCGTCTATTAATTTCCATTCATCTTCTTTAAGCCTATACCTCTTAAAGTCCTTCATTATCTTTTTATCTTTTCGTAAGACCTACCACCAAAGTAAGCTCCAAAAGCAGTTATGGCTAATAGTTGCCAAAGGTCAATCCAAGAGTCTTTTATCTCTAGGTCAATAAAACTAAAATCAACGAGAGTGAATACAGTAAGAACAAAAAGCAAAAAAAGTAAGCTAATAGGTCGAACGGACTTGGAAAGCCAGTTCCCTTGCATATCTGCTTCCCATCGTTTTGTAACTTCTTGTTGTATTTTTTCCTCATAATTTAATATGTGTTTTTCTACTTCAGCCTTGACAAGTTCTTTTTCTTCTGCTGATGTGTGTATTTTATCAATAGCATTCCCTACGCTATCTACAAGCTCTTTAGCTCCAGAGCTGAAAAGTTTTTTTAGTATAGCCATATAGCATAATTTTTATCTTTATCAGTATCACAATGAATGAAAGTCTTAGCTATTCCTATACGAGTAAATCCAGCTTGTATTAAAGCATTTACTATCTTTTGTCTAGTTCCACTATCTTTACAAACTATATCAGCAGCACAGCCTTTTAAATGGCTTGAGTTAGCACTAGCCTTATAACCTTGCTCTCTTAAATTAACATTGTGTTGTGGTGTTCTAAAACCAGACGATATTTTAAAAGGTACTTTTGCAATATCTCTAGCTCTATCTAATTTTTTTAAAAAGTCTCTTGTCATATTCTTGCCACTACCTTCAGAGTCTGGAGAGTCAAACTCACTTAGCTTAAAATATTTCAAATTCATTTCTTTCTCTATGTTTTCTACGCTTTTCTTCCAAGTATTAAAATTCATTTTTTTTCTTTTATAAATTCTAATATTATGTCAATCTTACTTTTGATATATTGCATATCTTTAGCGTTATTCTCGTGATATTTAGAGAATTGTCCTTTTACTTCGTATATACTGAATACAAAAAACTTATATAAGGCATAGCAACTACCAATTAATAAAACTAGTGTTATTCCGTATGTTTCAATTAACTTTAAAATATCTTCCATTATAATTTGCAGTATTTACAAGAGCCAAAACAAATCTTGTTAAATGTTATGTAGTACAAACAAATACATAATAAAGCCTTCAATTTTTCCATAGTGTTTTTTTTATATTATTTACCTTGTGAATTATATGGTTTTTTATATTGAGCATCACCTTTTGTTCTGCTTTTATTTTTAGAGTGTATGCCATTTCTCTTTTTTTTTGGTTTTGCTAGAAAATTACTTGATATTAACTTAGCCATTTTTCTTACGATTTTTAATTATTTTGTCAGTTGTATATATTATAGATAAAATCAACAAAACGATTTTTAAAAGCATTTCAACTTTAGTAAAACTGATTGCTAATGTTGTTATGTTTAGTGTTAGAACGTCAGCACATTCTTTGATTAAATTTTTCATTTTTCTTCTAGTTCTTGTATTTTATCAATAATTAATTGCAATACCTTAACAACACTCTGATAATCTCCAGACATCATAGCGACTTCAATATCTATTTTTAGTTTTTCTATCTCTTGTTTTATCATAATAGTTTTAGTGTTTTTAGTACTATTGTGTATGTGATTCTAGCATTACCTCCATCATCTGTTACACTATTAAAAGCTGGTATTATTATGTCTCCAGCTGATAAAGATTTTGACCTTGTCAAATCCTCAGCTTTTACTGGTCTTTGACTATAATTAGAGTCAGGACCAGCAGAATTATCGGCAGCAGCATAAGCTCTTAATGTAAAGTTTTGCGTAGCATTGTCATTATAGGCTGGAGTTCCACAAAATAGACCAACAGCAGTTTGAAAATTACCGACTCTGTATATTATTGCTCTTACTCCTATTAATTCACAATCGAAAGGTACAACAATTCCAACAGATTGGATAGCAGTTGATATATTCGTTAATTGACTTACATTCACCGTTGTACCAGTGTCAGTTGTAACTGTATTCCAAGTGTGGTTAGATATACCAGATGAACTAACGGTAATCCATTCTGCTTGTGCAGCTGCTTGACTAGAAAAAGTAATATATTGAAAACTTGAGTGAGTTCTTTCGTATAGCTTTTCCCTATTCATCATCACTAAGCTTCCAGCTGGTATTATCTGGTCAATTGTTGTTGATGCAAATTGTAAACTTCCTCCTTTTTGATTCACATCAGCGTTAGTCGTAAATTGTTTCAAAGCTCCAGTATCAGAACAAATTACATTAACAACATCTCCAGACTTTATAATTTTTTCATTACCGTCTGCTGGTATTAGACCTATGGAAGTCAATGTCAAGCTAGTAGTATCGGCTGAAGTAACTCCAAGAGATATATTATTCAAAAAGTTGTCTAGTGTTGGTACAACTCCTACACTATCTGGTTTATCTGAAATTACACCATTTGACGTAGTTTGTGTGTTAGTACTTAAGTTTGCTTCATACCACACTCCACTCCAAACCTCTTGATTTGCATTATAAGTTACTTGATATGGAGCAAAATCGTGTCCAGTTCCACCTACACGTAATCCATTCAAAAAATTATATGGATGATTTTTATTAGTTATCTTTAAACTGCCGTTGAATATTCTAGCCCCGTTCATCTGTCCTTTTAAGACTTGATTTACTTGTAATTGAGTAAACTCTACACCAGTACCAGTTCCAAATGCTTTCCAAGTTGCATTAGTACCATCGTCAAATGATGAATTAGAAAAATCAAATGTTTCTAATCTTCCAACTGCACCACTTGTTGGACCAGTTCCAAAAAAGCTCTCATCCAATTCTAATTTTGCTCCATCATTAATAATTGTTCCTCCAGGAGCATTATTAGAAATAAAAAACTTAGAAGAAATAATCTCATTATTTAATAAATATTTTATGCCTTTATTTTCGTCATTTTCTGGAGCAGAAAATATTAGTATTTTTGTTGGGTCAATAGTTGAAGTTGTGTTGAGTATTTCTATTTGTGAAGAGCTAGAAGGGACACTAGCATAGTTGTTATAGTAACATTTAGCATAAGCCTCAAAAAATAATTGTCCACTTTCTGGAAGCTCCGTTGTTTGTACGTTTACATTTATAAAATCATTATTATTAACTGAACTTGCTTGTAATAATTCTGGACCAACAATTTGTGTAATTGGATGTATATTTGTAGTAATCCAATCTGTGTTTCCACTATTATTTAGAACAAAATAATGTGTAGTACCAGAATTTCCAACCAGTCTAAATCTTAAAGCTAAATTTAATAAAACATTGTCATTTGCTCCAGTAACATCACTAAAATCAACTGCACCATCTCTAATAATTTGAAAGTCTCTATTAATTAAAATACTAGAGCCAGTTATAGCAGCAACAGTTCCTAAATTAATAATGAGCTTGTCGCTAGATGCTAGATTAAAACCATAACTTGAGCCAGTATAATTAACATTGTTATATCTATAACCATTCCAAATCGGAATCTCGTTAGAGCTAAATTCGTAATCTGTTGAGGTGTTACTATTATTGTTATAACTTATAAATGGTATATCAAAAGGACTTAAATGAGCATACTGACCTTTCACTTCTTTTAGAACTGGTAGCATACCAAAATCAGCTCCAAATCTTAAAATTGAATCGTGTAAGCTACCACTTCCCTCTATCTCATTTTCTGAAACTGAACCAGATGAAACAAGATTTACTGAGCCAGAATTGTCATATGTTCTTACAAAATTTGTGAAAGGAGTAAGCCATTTATCATAGTTATTTACACTTACAATGTGCCAAGTACCCTCACTAAAGAAACATCTTGCACAAAAACTTTTACATATTGAGTCTAATAAAAAGAATGTATCTTTGAACTCTTTTGTTCCGTCATCTTCATTAACATCAACAAAAGCCATAAAATTAAACCTACTGAAATTTAATGGGTCTCTGTGTGCAACATAACCAGCTGAATCAGTAGACCAATTGATATAAGTTTTTACTAAATTTGCACCAGCATTAATGTAATTATCAGTCCAAGGAATCTGTAACCTAAAAGCATTTTTAAAATAAGCAATCACTTGAAATGATGATGGTGTATTATAGCCGACATCCTCATTAAATGGTTTATCTTTAAGAGCTGCTAATCCGTCTATTGCAGTTAATGTTACTCCTCGTGGATAATCAACATCTTTTTCATTTGATATATCATTTAAAATCACACCAGCCCAATACAAATCATAAGAAGAATCATCTAAACTTTTGTAAATACCAACATCATATTGTCCATAAGTGGCGTGACGGATATTGATAATCTCATCTTCTTGGTCATCATTTTCTATATAAATATCAAATTTTACTTCACTAGGTATTAAAGCAGTAAATCTATTATCTGTATCTGTTTGATAAGTTAAACTAAATCCATCGCTGCCTAACTTTGGTTGAAAAAGCTCAGTATCAGCCGAATCGTTATCAAATACTTCTATCTTATAAAAAGTGCCATTATCCGTTTGAAACTGTAATAAGAATTTTTTATTTCTTGCCATTAGTACCCTCTTGTTCTATCTCTGTTCTTTCTTGCTCTGTCTGAGCTTATTAATATGTCTGAGCCACTTATACGACCAAATACCTCAACACTACCTTGACCTTCACCAATCATTGATTTAAGTTTATCTAGTGGAGCTATGACTTCTGGATTAGACATTGATGTTCCTGGTCCTTCTCCAACAAGACCAAGAGTAGCTCCAGTAACCATACCACCATCAGCAAAGGCTGGGATGGCTTTATCAAATAATGCACCAACTGCTACACCAGCACCAGCTGCTAAAGCTAAATTCAAAGGAAATGGTACAGAAAATAAAATATTAGATATTTGTTTTGCTATTGCTTCTGCTAATGCTGCCTTTATTACTTCTCTAGCTGCATTTGCTGCTGACCTTGCAATATCAGAAAAAGAAGCATCAGCAGCGTTTGCCATTGAACCAAAAGTACTTTCAAAAACACTAGCAGTTTCTTTAAGTTTATTTTGTGCTAAATCAAATTCACTAACAACATTTTCTGTAAATTCTGGAGTATCAACTCCTTCTAAAGTTGTTGGTAGTGATGAATCAGTTGAAATTTGTCCAGGTTTTTTTGGTTCTATTCTACCAGGTGCTGCACTCCTTTCTATTGTAATAGTTGTTTTCTTTGGAATTGCATTTATTGATTTAGTAAGATTATCAACGCCATCAGTTGTATCTTTGACCTCTTTTTTAAATTCCTCAAGGTCTAAGGTGTCTATCAAATCAATATCTAGTCCAGGTATTTTATTGATTGCTTTTATCATTTGATTGATAGCCTCAATAACTCCGTTAGCCATCTTTCTAAAGAAGTTTCTAATATTGACGGCAGTTTCACTTGAAGATGTTGCTAGAAAAGCTATACCAGCTACAAGACCAGCTATTGCAGTTGCTATTAATCCAATTGGATTAGCTGCCATAACTACTCCTAATGTTCTTATAATCTTTAATAGACCTCCAACGGCAGTGGTTATTTTACCAAGTAAGAAAATAGCTGGACCTAATGCAGCAGCAAAACCAGCAACTTGGACTATTGTCTTTTTTTGTTCATCTGTCAAACCTCTTAAAAATCCAACAAGACCTTTGACTTTTTCTACAAATGGACCTATATTGTCAGAAATAATTTTACCAAATTCTTCTCCTAAATCTCCAAGAGAGTTTTGTAGTTGTTGTATTCCACCAATACCAGCTTGTGCAGCAGCTTCAGCGCTTCCTCCATATTGTTTGTTTAGTTCATCTAATATTAAAGTCTGCGCATCTGCTAGTCTATTAGTTTCAGCTAGAGATTTTATTGTAGCTTTCTGTTCTTCTGAGAATTGAATACCACTACGACTTAGAGCTGATAGATTAGCGACTGGGTCATTCAAAGCCTTACCTAATTGAATACTTGCTGACTTTAAATCTCCATCAAGTCGAGTTGCTAAATCTAAAGCAGCTACTTGAGTTCGTGCAAATTGCTCTCCACTAATATTAGTAAATGTAAGGAGTTGAGCAGTTGCATCTTTTAATATAACCTCATCACCAAATATGGTCTTTCCTTGTAAGTCAGCAGCCATCTTTTGAAGTTGCTCAGAAGTAAATCCAGCAGCGTTGCCAGTACTTCTTAAACCAGACTCAACTTGTGCTAAGGCTTTTTGTTGTTTATCAAATGCTTTTACACTTGCAGCTCCAAATGCTAAGATTGGCAAAGTCAAATTCCTGCTAAGATTTTTACCAGTCTTTTGCATTGATTTGCCGAATCGCTTCATAGATGAGGATGCTTTCCTCAATCCGCTCATAAATTGCTTATCGTTCAACGATAACTTAATACTTAAATTCTTCTCAGCCATTGTCTTTATTTAGCAATTCGTATTTCTTTTTAACATATTCTGCTCTTTTCTTTTGTTTCTCGATGTCGGTTTTAACTTTCTTTTTTTCCCAATCAAACTTAACAAGTTTCTGGGGAGTTAGGTTTTGTCCTTTCTTAGTGTGTGGTTGTAAATTAACACAAGCCAACCATCGCACTCGTTCCCACTCTTGACGTTGTTCTAATTCAAATCGGTCATTAATACCTTTTTGAGTACATAGAAACTCGTGAAAAGTTAGATTCCAAAAGTCTTTAGGTAATAAGCCAAGACCATAAGCAACTGTCTCTAACTTATCCCAAGTTACTTCTTCTTCTTTGCCACTTTCTTCGTGGCTTTGTCGTTTCCCTCCGTTCCAAATTTTGCAGAGAATTGTTCTGAGAATACTTCTAACACTTTATTCAAAGCCTCAAAATCCTCGTCTAGCAAGTCAGCGACATCATCAACATTTAAAGAACATTCTTGACCACTCACTCTAGAGCCGTCTTTTATTCCGTTTAGGATTAGATAACAAGCATCATCTAAGCTCATACCCTCTCCTAGCTTATCTAAGTCAGCTAAACTCCTTCCAGTATCTTTACAGAATAACCTTAACGAGTTCATTCCAAATCTTACTGGGTAATCCTTTCCGTTTATTATAACTACTTCGTACATATCTTGTTGGTTTTAAATTGCTAGTTGGGAGACGTGCCGTAGCACAATCCCCAACCAACAAAGAAATTATTAAATAGTGTTCTGAGTTAAAGCACCACTTCCCTCTATCGAAACAGAGTAAGTTGGAGCATCTTCTGTTCCAGCAGAATACTCCATACTAGTAATAAAACCAGAGCCACTATAAGTATAGTCTCCAGATGCTGGAGAAGCTAAACCAAAAACAAATGTGACTGCTGTTCTAGCCATTGCTTGAGTAAATAACTCATCTGGCTCTGTGTCACCAGCTACACCAGCGAAGTCCATTAGACCATCAGCCGAAAGACTGAAAGACTTTTGTCCTCCTAATAAATCTCTAAATCCCGAACTATCCTTAGTCGAGATGTCTATCGTATCAACATTGATTGATAACGATACTGTCTGTGAATGCATCAATTTTGCATTACTACCACCAGAGCTAGGACTTACAGTAAGTACTAGGTCTGTTCCGTTGAAAATTGCCATAATATTTAATTTTATAATTTATAATTAGCTAATATCTAAATCATTTGAAGTTTCCTTCTTTTTAGACTTTTTCTTTGTTGTGTCTATTGCATTGTTGTGTCTGAGAAAGTTGAAGACTGTTCTCACTACTTCGTAAGATTCGCCCTCTTTATATTCTACTCCTCTACATTCAATGTCTTTTTTTATCTTTACTTTATACATATCTATCTTTTTATGTTAAATCTATAATCTTGTGCTATACCGTAGAATCCTTGCTGACCAGCAGAATCATCAAATAATTCATTTTGATTTTGGAAAAATATCTTATCAACCTCTACCCCTTGGAATGTGCCACTAACATAGTCTATATTCCCTCTAATTTTTTCAGCTAAAGTTATCAACAAAGAGTAGCTTGTGCTATATAAATTTATTTGCACGGTAACATAGTCATATGTACTAGCTCCATTTTTAGTATTATTCGGCTCATCTGATACTACTTGATAAGTAATGTATGGTGTTTTAACAGTTTTTGGAAAGTCAAAACGACTTGGAAAGATTCTTGGGTCTGTACCTGAGTCAGATACTATGGATAACACAGCACTAATATTTGTTAAGATGTCGAAAATTGCTTTACCTACATTCATTATTTCATATTTTTTGCAAATCGTTTTTCTATAATAGTTTTAAGTTTTGAGATTACACTATCCATAACTTGTTGCCCTTTTGCTCTTGCTGTCTTGTCAAGCATTCTCAAAGCTGGAGCATTATAAAAACCATACTCGTGAAAGAAAAAGTAAAATCCAGTCTTATTAGCAGATGAAAAACTACCTTTCACTCTTGGTCCTACATATACGCTAGGCTTTCTTCCACCTTTGGTTTTACCATTAATTATACCTATTGACTTTACTAGCTGACCAGTTTTATCAGACTCAGCTCCTGGTCTTGTTGGTTTTATGTCGGTCTTTATATTAGTTCTAAGCTCACTTCTCAAAGGTGTTGCAGACTTTCTCAAAGCACTTCTAAGAGTAGTTCTTAGCTTAGTGTCTGAGCTAGGGAATAACCTATCCAAATCTTTTATGATTTGTTTTAATTCTTTTTCGTCTATTTGAGCTGATACTATCATTATACTGCTAAATCTTCTGCGTTGGTTTCCAATAACGTGAGTATTAATTTATCTTTTCTTCCTACCTCTTTGATGCTTTTGATTGAGTACACCGTAGAGCCGAAAGTAATAGCATATTCTGGACTTATTCCAATGTCTGTTCTAAATCTTACTAGACATTCTATATTTTGTTTGTTGATTAATGCATCAGCATCATATTTTGTATCGCCACTTTTAAAATCAAAGCTGCCATAGATAGTCACAAAAGAGCTACTATTCACTTCTCTTTCGCCATATAAATTATTAGTTATAGTTCTTTTATAGAGTTTTAACTTTCTATCTAGTTTGCCTATTATCATAGTTCTAGCAATCTATAAGGAGTTAGTAAGTGTTCTACCATCAATGGGAGTTCATTTACTTGTGTACCCATTACAACGTCTTGTCGATTCTCATAGTAACGACCAACAATAATATAAATAGCTTGTACTATTGGAGCTGGAACATCACTAGCAGCACCACCAACTACAAACTCAACTTCAACTGCGTTTGGTCTTTCAAAAGTGTCTGGGAAGTCTCCGTTTTCTGATTCATATATTCTTCCAGGTCTTATCTTTGTATCTACATCATAATTTGATGCTGCTAAAGTTTGTAATGAATTGCTGGTATCATAATACTTGATGTGAGTAACACTAGCAACCTCACCTACTTGTAAGTCAATGTAAGGAGGAAACTCATCATAAAAAATATTAAATGTTTGTGTAACTAATCTACGTCTAGTAAATTCCTCAACTACACTAGTAGCAACATTAATTAATGACGTGATATAGCTATCGTCATCATCATAGTCTGAGTCTATTCTTAAAAATGTCTTAGCTTCTGCTAAAGATATAACAGTAGAAGTTGGACCAGTCTTTAGAACTAACTTACCATAAGGGACAAAGTCAGTACCTCTTAATGTATTGAAGTTGTAGTTGTAGTATTCCATTTAAAAAAAAATTAATGGAGAGAGTGTTTCCACTCCCTCCGTTAAAATAATCAATTATGATGTAGTTTGTATTTCTACAAATGCAGTTCCATTATCAACAGCATTACCATCAACTAAAGAAGTAGCAATCATTCTACCAACACCAGATGCTGCAGAAGTATATGGGTCAAACAATACGTCTAAACCACCAAACTGAGCAATGTGTACTCTTGAGAAATCACCGAATAAAACAGAATCAAAATTACTTGCTTTATTACCTACGTTAGAAGATACAAAGCTAAAGTAAGAGTTGATTGTCTTATCTCTGTTATCATAGATTGGTGAAACAGAAGCAACTTGAGCTAAACCTTTAATTACAGCTAAAGCGTCAGAGTTACATAGATAAGCGAATCTACCACCTAATAATGGTACATTGTTACCTAAAACTGTTGATTCCATAGCTAAAAGAGCAGCAGCATCAAGAGTAGCTCCACCATCAGCAGCATCAGCTAAGATTGACTGAGGACCACCATCTGAGTTATCAGCAGCAGCTAATAAGTTTTTCTCTAACTGAGCAGCAACTGAAGCAGCCATATTTCTACGGATTGCAGCTTCTACACCAGCATTTTGAGTCATAGCCTCAGCAGAAATCTCAACAATAGAGATACATTTCTGAGGAGAAAGTGTTAAACTTGAAGCAGAACCAGCAGCAGAAACTGAGCCTCCAGTTTCGCCAACGAAAGTAGTAGTAATACCACTAATAACTGGGAATTTCATATTTTTAACTCCTGAGTAAAAGTTAGCACCAGCACTAGCTAAAACTAAGTTTGCTTGTAACTGGTCTGTAAAACTCATAGTCTCAACCTCGTTTACATTAGAAGTTGTGATTGCTCTTGCTTCTAGTACAGAACTTGGTATTGCTATACCTTTATACATTTGACCAGTATAACGAGCCTCGTTACGAGCTTCAGAATCCATTTCTTTAACTAATCCTTCTAGTTTACCAGAGTAAGCAGCTTTCATAGCATCTTGGAAAGAATAATCTCTAACTTCTTTTGGAGTGTTTTCTGTTACTTCTTTAACAGCTTTTGTAGCTTGAAGTTTCTCAAAAGACTCAGCACGTACTGCCATCTTATTTAACTCCTCTACTTTTTCGTTTAAAGAATCAAAGCTAACTTGCTCATCAGATGTCATATCACGACCTTCAGCAGAAGATACTAGACTTTCCATCTTTTCGATTACCTCAGCTCTTTCTTCTTTATAAAGTTTTGATGTTTTCATTTTATAGAAAATTAATATTAATATTTATTTTTTAAGATTTTTAAACGCATTTCATTGAGGGAGCGTTGCTTTAAATCTTCTTCTTCTTTTATGCCCTCTAATTTTTCAGCCTCTAAACTTTCTTCTAGTTTTTTAGCTTTTTCTTTTTCTTGCCATTCTTCCATAGAACGTAATGCGACAGAACTACTAGCTTCATTATATGCTGGATAAGTTACTGAGCTTACATCGTAAAGTTGAGAAACTTTGTCGATAGTTCTTATATTCATTCCGTCTTTTACTTCCCAACTATCTTCTTCAACAGTAAATGCAAAGCTAGATTGACTAATAGTTCCATTCTTTAATAGTTCCATCAAATCTCTAGCAGTTGATGTGTTTGGTAAATCAGCTTCATATCTCAACCCTTTCTCATCGACAGAAAGTCTTAGCGTACCATTAGTTGTTCTAGCTAGTATTAAGTTAGCATCGTGATTAACTAAGAATCTTACGTCATCTTCTAGACGACCATCAAAAGCTCCTGGAGCAATATACTCTCTAAAACCTCCTAAGTCATTAGACTCTGAATTAAAGACTGCACCATAGCCTACAACAGTTGGCTTATCTCCATCCATCCTTAGTTCTAAGTCTTGAACGTCAAATGTTCTGACCTCAGCGTTTGGATTGTTTCTCATATATAATGGTCTTTTCATTTCATCCTCATCGTGGTCTGGAGTGTGGTCACTCATATCTTTATCTTTTAGAGCTTCTTTTGCTTGGTCGTGTGTATCGAATGGCATATAGTAAGTCTTGCCATCCATAGTATGCTCGTGAGAGCCATTTCCTCCAAGTTTTTCAGCCTCAGCCTCAGCTTCTTCTTTTGTGTCGTATAATGGTAACTCTATACCATCTACAATCATTGAGCCGACCTTTTCACGCTTCTCGTCTTTATCTTGGTGATAGCTTTCTTCCATTTCATCCGTTAGCTTATCATAAGTAATAATGATTGAGTCATCTGTTTCCTCAATCTTTTGGATGTGTCTTAAATCGTGCTTTTTCATAAATCTATTATTTTCTTCCATTTCTTTTTTTACTGGATGATTGTCGGGTAGTAAGTCTGTATCGTGCTTACCACCTTGAAATCTACCTTTTTTAAGAGCAAATAAAAAGGAATTGACTCTAGCCATTGCCCATTGTTCTGCACTTGTAACATTAGGTCTTACCGAGCCAGGATTGGTATTGTAAGCTCCTACACCTCTCTCAAATACTTTTACAAGTTCAGCGTAAGTAGTACGACCATTCCAAGCTAAATCCAGCTCTTTTATTTCTTCATTATGTTTTTCAACTTTGTTCTCTAATCCTTTTTTTACTTTAGCACTAACTTGATTTTCTTCTTTCTTACCTTCTAGCTTTTTAGTCAGTTCTAAAATTACGTCTTTCATTCCTTGCTCTCCTAATGTTCCAATCGTTCCCCATTTAATTTGAGCAACTACACCACCTACATTTGAAAGGTTTGGCTCTGTATCTCCTTTGAATTGTTTACCATCTTCAAAGTGTCTTTTAATCCAAGACTCTCTCTCTTTTATCCATTCTCTGATAGCTTCCGTATCTTGACCATCTCTTGCTCGACCCCATAACATAAAAGCCTCATTCCCTCTTATGTTACCTCCAGCTTTCCAAATCTCTGGAGTTTGTTCTTTTATAGTTTTAGCGAAGTCAAAATCAAATTGTGGTTCTTCACTATTTCTAAGACTTATCTTTTTATCATCACCCTTGTTTGGAAAGTTTGTTTGTCTTTCCTCATCATCTTCTAGTTGAGCATAACATACTGCTAGACGTTGGTCGTTGTCATCATACTCTTTCATAAACTCATCGGACATACATCTCTCGATGAATTCCTCATTTGTTTCGTTTTCTTCTTTACTCGGTATCGGCATTGTCTTCTTCTTCTACGTCTCCAATAGGAGCAAAATTTAACGGCATAAACAACTGGTCACCCTCTGGTCCAACTCTATTCAAGTCCTCCATTCGTCTTATCTCATTAATAGACAAAGCACCGATACTAGCCATCTCTCTGTAATAACTTGCACGAGATGAACTATCTCCTCTAAGTAAAGCCTTTGCATCTAGCTTAATACTAAACAAGCCAAACTCTCTATCTCTAAATAACTTTCTGTTAAGCTCTTGCTCTACCATAACCATATAAGGCATCAGAGTAAATCTTACGAAGTCAATACTCAAAGCCTCAATAGATGAGTAGTTAGCAGCTTTCTCTAAGTGACCAATCAACGATAATGGCACTTTAAAAATTCTTGCCACTTCCTCTATTTGGAATCTACGAGTTTCTAAAAGTTGATACTTATTTGCATCAATGTTAGTTTGCTCAAATGTCATACCCTCCTCAAGAATAGCAGTCTTACCAGATACAAATGAGCCTGAATAGTTTTGATTCCAAGAGTTTTTTAATCTTGCTACTGCTTCTTTACTTAGTTTGCCAGGATGTTTAATTACTCCACCAACTTGAGCAGAGTTTCCTAGATAACTATTTGCAGTATCATTAGCAGCAATAGAAGTTGCTATTGTTGTGTTCTGTGCTTTCAATACGCTTACTCCTTCATAACCATTAAATGATAAGTTGAAAAAGTGTAACATATCCTCTTTCATTACTCCTATCTCATAGTCTTTTATATCATAAAATATTTGACCATCGTGCTTAATCACTTTAACATCTTTTGGGTTGATAGGAATAAGAGATATTGGTCTAGCTGAACTATCTCTCTCAATATAAAAATACGCATTCCCCTCTAGCAATAAGTTGGTCATTAGAGTATCTAGGAATGTGTATGGTGTCATATACTCGTTAGGATTACGAGCTAGTAGTCGGTATATTGGATGGCTGACGTCAGTAATCTTATCGTCATCCTCCTCGACTCTGTAAACTTTTATAGGTAGACTTGCTATTGATTCGCTGATAACTCTAACACAAGCAAAGACTGCACTAAATGTTAAAGATGTATCTCTATTAACTGCCGTTTTGTTAGCTGCACCATAACCACCAAACACGGCTCTTAAAAAATTATCTCCACGCTTTTCTGAACGTAGGAAGTCAAATAGTCCCATAAAATTGTAATTACATTACAAAGATAAGAGAAATCGCAAAAGTCAAATCCACATTATACCTCTATCATCATAGGTAGATGTGTCGCTTGAATCGTCATTCATATAGCATCCCAAAGCCATAACAAGAGCAACCATTCCATCAATCTTTTCGCTTGACTTACTCTTATCCATTTTAATGTTACCAGCTGGGTCTGTTTTCATAGCTAAGTTAGAACACATCCACCTCAACACTTTGTTACCAGCGTGGTTTATTTGTTTTCCTAGTACTAACTTTTCAAGTTCTTTAGTTGGTGCTGACATACTAGCAAAGCCTTGCCCATAGCTTTCCATAGGCAATCCATCCTCTGTCAAGTCAATCACTAATTGGCTTGAGTTCCATCTATCGTATGCAATAGACTTGATGTTTACAACTTCAGCCACTTCTTTTATTCTACGTTTGATGTAGTTGTAGTCTGTGACATCGCCCTCTGTTAGTTCCATCAATCCCTCTTTTTCCCAACCTATGTAGTCTACTTGGTCACGTCTTGAACGGATAAAAGCATTATCCTTTGGCGCAAAGAAATAAGGGATAACCGTAAACCTATCATCTTCTGGAATGATTAAAACAAAAGCTGATATATCTCTAACACTAGCTAAGTCAAGTCCAGCATAAGCCGTCATACCTTTGTAATCCTCTAAGTGTATTGGAGCTTTGTTGCACTCCATAAATTGAGCGTCTGATAACCAGAGAACATTTGAGTTCATCCATTGATTAAGATGTAGCATTCTGAAGGTATTGGTAAAACTTGGTAACTTTATTGCTCTCGCTTGTTCTCTTTTTAAATAGTCTAATTTAACTACACCACTATCAAGACCTGGATTAGCTAATCTTAATGCTTCCTCTGTAGTCCAATCAACATCATCTGGACAATAATATTTTACATAATAGAACGAATCATCCTTGATAATATTCTCTGAAACTTTGCGACCATATTCCTCAAGGCGATAACAGAAAGACTCTCTATTATATCCAGCAGTAGTGATGGCGATATTTAATGGCTGCCTTCTACTAGCAACACTAGTTGTCAATGCATCCCACAAACTAGAATCTCTTTGAGTAAATGCCTCATCCATTATACAACAACTAGCATTATATCCATACTTACTAGATGCCTCACTTGATAATGCTTTAAAAGATGAATTGCTTTTTTCGTGAACTATACTATTCTTAAATACTTTTAGATTCTTTTCTAATTGTTTGTCAGCTCTAACCATTCCACTAGCTACGTCGAAGATTATCCCAGCTTGTGACCTATCAAAGGCACACACATAAGTTTCTGCTGATGGCTCTCCGTCTGCAACCGTCATATAGAGTGCGATAGCTGAGATGAGTGTACTCTTTCCGTTCTTTCTTGGTAGACAAATGTATGCAGTTCTAAATCTTCTTAGACCACTATCTCTATATTTCCAACCAAACAAATCTCTTACTATTGTTTTCTGAAATGGCTCTAGCTTAAATTTTTTATTTCCCCATTCGCCTTTTAAATGGTGTATGTGATTCTCTATAAAGTAGACAACTCTATCGGCTGCCTTGTCATCAAAGTAAAAAATCTTGTCCTCTTTAAGTTTCATCAATCAAAGAAATTAAAATCGTCAGTCCTTTCCTCATCTTGTTCTGGCATACTAAGAGATGCTCTTGAGCTAGGAGTGAAACCAAATTGCGTAGCAATTTTCATTGCATTCTGTAAAGCGTTTTGCATTACCTTGTACTTAGGAGCAATCTTACTAGACCTCAACCTACCATCTTTGTCAATGGTCTGTTCTGTAAAGTTGCCTTGTAACTCTTGAGCTATCTCTCTATAAATTCCTATCTCGTTGCAATACGCTGCAAGGATTGATAAGTCTGTCAAGTGTAACATCTTAATATTGGCTAGTTCGTTAGTAACTAAATCCCATTCGTCTGCTCCGTGTTGATTGAGA